GTATTTCAATTAACTTTAGTAAATCTTATAGAAGTTAATTTTTAATATCATAATTTTTAATTATATTTGATTATTTTTTATCATTATTTATATCACTTTAATTTTTACAATAATTTACAATATTTTTATCTTATTTTATTATGTTATTATCATTTTAATTAAATTTAAATCTTATTTTAACATTTATATTAGTACTAAATCTCTTATTTTTCAAATTAATAGATAAATTATAATATAAGTACTAAATTATCTATGAATTAACTTTATTTACTAGTGCTAATGAAAATATATTAAAAAAAATTTGTTTATATTAAAAAAATTTTATAACTTTCGCAAGTATTTATAGAAAATAAATAAGAAGGGATAATAGTATGCAAGCATTAAAAGATCCAGATGGTACTTATAGTGTTAGAAAATTTGGTGGTTATTTATCACTTGGTTTATTAGCTTATTTAATTATTAGTTTTACTATAGCTAATGATTTCAAAGTTGAAGTTCCTGCTGCATATTGGGGTGGTGTTTATCTTATAATTGCTTTTTATTTTCTTAAACATACTTTTAGTAATTTAAGAATAGGTGGAACTAATAATTCGGGTAATGGCTCTGATATGTCTAAGATTTGAGATTACACTCTATTTAATGTTTCATTGATTGGTTTTAGTTAGGGGAATACCCCTAGTGCTCTTGCATCTAGGGGTTTTTCTTTTAATGATAATAAAGATTATATTATATAAAGTATTGTTAAACTAAATTAATTATTAAAATGGAAAACAGTGAACGTGGCAAATCTTTAGTTAATGTTATTCCTAGAGGAAATAATGTTTTACTAAGAATGAATTTTAAAGCAAGTATTCTTGCACTTGCTAGTGGAAAACCTGAAGAAAAGTCTGATGAAAAAGTTACATATATTGTAGCTGGAATTGGACCACTTGTTAAAGATCTTATTCTTGGAGAAGAAATCAATTTTAAAATTGCACAAGAATATGTAGATATCCCTGTAAAAGGAAATGAAAGAAGTATAAAAAGTCTTATTGATTTTTATAGAAGTATGCCTAAGAAAGATCTTACTGCTCTTCTTGAAACTGGTGATAATAAAGCTGATGTTGTTCAATATGGTATATTTCCTGAATTTCAAATTTTAGCACATATAGAATAATATGAAATTACAATTAGATTTAGATAATAAAGTTATTCGTATAGAAGATAAAGTTAATTTATCTGAATTATATGATGTTCTAAAAAAACTTTTTCCACAAGGAGAATGGAAAAAATTTAGTATTGAAACTAATACTAAAATAATATGGAATGATCCTATAAATATTCCTATTTATCCTATTTCTATATATCCTAATCCTTGTCCAACTCCTTGTCCAATAACTCCTTACCCATATCCTTGGTGGGGTAATCCTATTATTATTTGTGATTCAAATACTGCTAATATAGATTCTAATAATTATAATATTCACTATACTCTTAATAATGGTGTATATAATATTGAAGTGTGAAAACTAATGATGAAGTATTTGAAAAGATTGTAGAGTCTGTAAAACGGGCTCTACCTTTTTTTCATTCTCATAAACGTAAAGCTAGAATATATGCTAAACGTTTTTTAAATGGATTTTCAGATAATGATAGAGAATTTATTTTAAAAGAAATACTTCATCAACAGAATAGAAGTATTATTAAAGCTATTGGTAATAAAAAAAATATTGCAATTCCTAATATAGGATCTTTTCAGTATCGTGAATCTTTAGAAATTATACGACAGATAAAAGATGATGTTAAAAAGGAAATGGATATTGATGATCTTCGTAAAGTAGATCAGACTATTTATAATATTGCTAATGATAAAATTCAAGCTAGAAAAAAAGAAATTTTACTTCCTTTATATTTCAAACAACATGGTGTTAAAGGTAGTAGTATTAATCCTGATTTTCTAAAGAAATGACTACTAATCAAACTATATTTTTTGATGAAAGACTTCATAAATATACTGATAATCGCGGTAATGAATATACTAGTACTACTACAGTAATTGCTAAATATTATGAAGAATTTGAAACCGATAAAGTTGCTCTTGCTTGTGAACGTATAGGTAGAAATCCTATGCACCCTAATTATCAAAAATATAAAGGTAAAACTGCTGAAGAAATTAAGTTAGGATGGACTAAAATAAAAGATGTTGCTTTAGTTAATGGAAATAAAAAACATAATTATTTAGAAGATACTGTTAAGAAAGCTACTCATTATAGAACAATAGAAGGTACAGATTTTATTCAAGATAGATTATTTACTATAGAAGATATAGCTAATAATACATTTGGCGCTATTGATATAGAATGGTTTTTAACTAGTGGTATAGCATTTAGATATCCAATTATATATAATGCTATAATTGTTTTACATAATAATGGTTTTAAATTTTATGCTGAAGTTGGAGTATATAATACTGACTTTCTTATTTCTGGTAAGATTGATCTTATTGCTGTAAAAGATAAAACATTTATTATTATAGATTGGAAAACAAATAAAGATGATATTAGATATGAAAGTGGTTATTTTGAAAAAGATATAAATGGAAAGACTACTGCTAATTTTATTCATACTAATAAGTATATGAAATATCCTTTACATTTTCTTGCGGATAGTACTGGTGTTCATTATAATCTACAAGTAAGTGGATATGCTTGGCAATTAGAACAATTTGGATTTACTAGTATAGGTAATATAATATATCAAATTAGAGAAACTGAAGATGGTTATGTAGAGAAAGTTGATAAAGTTAGTTTATTTGATTATAGAGATTATAGTGCTTTGATGTTTAAACATCATTTTAATAATAGATCACTTAAAGGTCAATTAAAAATGTTCAATTAAACTTAGTATTATGGAAACAAGAAATGTTTTTATATCTGCTGGACATAGTAATGTACCTGGAAAAGATATGGGTGCAGATGGTATAGGTGGAATTAAAGAAGGTAATTTAACAGTTGAATTTCGTAATCTACTTATTAAAGAATTACATAACCTTAATAAACTTGTACTAAGTGATGCAGATGAATATGTAACTAGAGAAACTGTAGCTATTATTAATACAACGCTTAAATCTAGAGATATTGCAATAGATATTCATTTTAATGCATATAATATAGAATCTGCTAGAGGAACTGAAATATTAGTTCCATTTAAATCTACAGAATTTGAACGTGGTCTTGGTACAGTATTAGCTGAAAATATAAGTGCTTGTCTTAATACTAAAAATAGAGGTGTTAAAACTGAAGCTGATTCTGTTAGAAAACATCTTATGTTTATGACACCAAATTGTGAAAATTTATTAATTGAAATTTGTTTTATTACTAACAAAGCAGATATATTAATGTATGTTGCAAAAAAACAAATACTTGCTCAGATTGTTGCTAAATGTATATTTGATTATCTTACTAAATAATTTATGAAGTATTTTAAACTTGTTGATGGGATAGTACAACTTGATCATGATGGCATTGGATTAAATCCTAATGTTAAGAAAATATTATCTCGTGACAGAGGTGGTAAAGTAACAGGCGATCCTGATGGTCGTCTGAAACTTTATGCTTTTAAAGAGTTTACATATATTTATTTTAGATGTGACTTTGAAGCATATCCTGCACAACATGGTTTAAGTGAAAAAGAAGCACATGTATATGCTGCTAAACAAGCAGGTCTTGGTAAAGATTATGAACCTGATGAATTAATACTTACATTTATTAAACAATATGAACGTGAACATCTTACTGCAACTAAACAAGCTATTAAAACACTTATTCGTGTATTTACTCTTAATGAAAAGATAGTAGAGAAGATTGAAAAAAGTCTTACTGCTACTTTAGATTTATCTACGTTAAATGCTCAACAAACTGCTGAACTAATAAATTATCAAAAACAACTTATTGAAATTGCAGTAAGTGTTCCTAGTACTGCTAAAAAACTTAGAGAAGCTATGAATCTTTTAGAAGAGGAAGAAAAAGTTACAGCAGTTATGCGTGGTGGACAAGAAAAAGGATCTAGTTTTGATCCTGGAAATCTAATTGAATCATAATGTGGCATGTATTTCCAATTAATGATCTTAAAGAACATACTTTAAATGAAAATTGTGATTGTAATCCTATTGCATATCTTTTAAATAATGGTAATATAATGTATGTTCATAATTCATATGATGGTAGAGAATATATTGAAAAACTTTTTGTTGCATTTAATAAGAATTAAATGATTAATCAAGAAGTATATAAATATATTCCTGGATTACATCCTTTTATAGATTATGTATTTGAAGATAAATCATTTTATTCTTCTGCTGCATCTAAAGGTTATATTGATTCTGATACAGATTTTCTTGTAGGTGATTCTGGTGGGTTTTTAATGAAAATGGATTTTGTGTTTGTTAATACACATCTATTTAATGAAGTAGCTAAAATCTTCCAAGAAAGTGCAAAGAGTGATTTATTTAGAGTTTATTGTTTTGATAAAGAAGGTACTATAAGTTACAGTACGTTTTGGAAGCGTGAAACACAACGCCGTAGAGGTGGTATGACTGCACCTTGTAAACTTTATCGTAAAGATATTGATGCTTATAATAATTGTGCAACAGATGAAGAACGATTAGATTATTTACATCCTTTACATATTACTGGTGACCATTATAATTATTTAAATTATGGTCGTATTCAACGTACACCCACAAAAAATGAACGTGATGAATTAGATAAAGCTGGTAAATTTAAACAAAAATTAGTTGATGGTTTTCCTAGATTTTGGGATGGAGATTATTGGAATTTTAAAACTGATGAATTTATAGCTAAAAATGGTCTTCATTTATGTAAGGGTAAAGCTAGACGTAAAGGATATTCTCATAAGAGAGGCAGTCAAAGTGCAAATACTATAAATTTAAATCCTATAGTAACTATTGTTCTTGCTGCATATGATATATCTTATCTTACTGCTCCAGGTGCTACTAGTTCAATGTTGAAAACTAATCTTGACTGGTATGAAGATCATACATATTGGAAAAGAGGTTATCTTAGTGAAGATTTAACACAAATTGAATTAGGTTATAAACTAACTAAAACTGGAAATAAAAAATATGGATTTAGAAGTAAAGCAATAAGTGTTACTTGCAAAGATAATCCTGATGCTGCTATTGGTAAAGCAGCTGTTGAAATAGATTTTGAAGAATCAGGAAAGTTTCCTAATCTACAGCAAGCACTTAATGTTACTTTATCTGCTACTGAAGCTGGTGCTGAACATGTTGGTACTATAAGAGTATATGGAACTGGTGGTACTAAAGGAGCAAATTGGGTTGATTTTAGTAATACATATTTTAATCCTATAATTAATGGTATGATGCCTTTTGAAAATGTTTGGGATAAAGGATTACGTCATGCTGTTTGTGGTTTCTTTCATCCACAGATTTGGGATTATGAGCCATATATAGATGAACATGGAAATAGTTTTCTTACTAAATCATTTTTACTTGATGCTGAAGATAAATTAGTTAAACGTAAACATTTAAAAGGAGAAGATTATGCTGTATATTGTTCTCAAAGAGCTAATTCTCCAAGTGAAGCATTTAATTTAGAAACTGAAAATATATTCAGTAGTACTGAATTAAATGATATTATTAAGTTTATGAGAGCTAATGAAAGCACATTAATATATCGTGAAGGGCAATTTGATAATATTGTAGAAAAAGGTGCTGATGGAAGTATAAAAAGATCATATGTAGATTTTTTTACAAATGATCAATTACGAGATAAAGGTGAGAAAATTCATCCATATATTACTAATGTTCCCTTTAAAAAAGAAGATGATGTTTTTGGAGCATGGAGAATTTATCATGAACCAAAAAGAATTAATGGTCTTATTCCAAATAATTTATATTATGAAGTTATTGATAGTGTTGGTATTGATAAAACTATAAAAGAAGTAACTACTAAAAATTCTCTTAATGCAATATTTGTTCTTTCATATCCTAATGATATGGGAGTTCCAGGAGATCAAATACAGGCTGTATATGTTGGAAGAAGGAATGATTCCCAAGAGGCTTGTTCTATTGAAGCATTAAAAGGTTGTGAATATTATAATGCTAAAGCTCTTCCTGAAACAGATAGAGGTAGTGTTATACAAGATTTTAAACGATGGAATAAAGTATCACGTTTAATTAAAAATCCATTAGCTGTTGTTAATAATAAAATTACTGATTCTAAACTTAATGAATATGGAGTTTTTATTGGTCAAGGAGATAATGCAGTAAATGGTCTTATACAACTTAAACAATGGCTTTATGAAATACTTAATGTCAATGAGGATGGTAGTTATGTGTATCGTTTACACTATATACCTGACTTACCTACATTATTAGAGCTACAACAATATAGTATTAAAGGTAACTTTGATAGGATTAGTGCTTTGCGAGTTCTTACATTTGAAAGAATGGCTTATGTTATTAAGAAGAAAAAGCCTAGTTATCAACAAGGACAAAAAACTTTTTTAAGTGATCTTGGATTATATGCAGTAAATTAAACTATTATGACCGAGTTTCTAAATCAACGAATATCTAGAAGTGCAAAAGAAGAAGATTCTTTTTACAAACCTACATATGATTATCTTGTTAATAAAGCTATTTCTTTAAATAAGAAAGATGATATTACATTATGGTTAGAAGCTGCTAATGGTATTATTAGTACTACATCATTAGATTATTTAATAAGCCCTTTAAAAGATACAGAAACTAAAAAAACTTTAGCTAAACTTCCTGGTGAACTTAGAGATACTGATTTAATTAATACTGTAAGAGAACGTAATATTGGTGAATATATTGGATTACCATATAAATTTACTGTAAATGTATTTAATGGAGATAGTGTACTTAGACGTGATTTAGAAGTACGTGAAGAAGTTGATAAGTTTATGCAACAAGCTCTTATTAATATGTTAAATGAATATTATAATAATACAGATGTAAATACTGGTGTTCCATCTAAAGAGGTTCCTGATATAGAAAAATTTGCTAAGAAAAAAATTGAAGAATGGATTGATAAAAGAGCTATTGATGGATTTAATATTTTAAAACTTATAAATGCTATAAATGATTTTGATACTAAACGAATACAAGCATTTTTCTATTGGTGGGCAACTGAAGAATTTTATACATATAGAGAAATTATAAATAATGAAGTTTATACTTCAGTTTTATCTCCACTTGAAGGATATCCTATATATAATAATGAACAATTTGTTGAAGATTATACAGGATTTGTTATTAAACAACGTACAACACTAACTAAAGTTAAAGAACTATATTGGAAGGATTTTAGTAATACTGAAAAAGAATATATAAAAAATCTTGTTCGTAGAACAGATGGTACATTTTCTACTAAAGGAACTTGGTTAATAAGTAGAAATTGGGATGCTTCTCAAAATAGTCAATTTGTTTCTAATAATAATGCAGAATTTGATGTAACTGATAATTCTGAATCATTAGATGAATATACTATTATTTGGAGAACTGAAGTTCCTGTTAAAATAAGAAGATTTACTGATCCTCTTGGAATTAATAGAGAAGAAGTTGTTCCAGAAGACTATACTCAAAATGAATTTGATACTGAAATTATTACTGAATGGATAGAAGAGGTTTATATAGGTAAAAGATTTGGAAATGCTGTAAGTGGAATTTATCTTAAACCTAAACCTTGTGATGTACAACGGTATGATAAACATACTCTTGCACCTAAACTTCCTGTTGGTGGTAAAAAAGGTATTCTTCGTAATATATTACAAAATCCTATTCCAAAACGTCTTATTCCTTATGTGGTTATAGATAGAATGATTCTTCTTCAGCAAGAACGTACTATAGCTAAATATCAAGGATATATTCAAGTTATTCCGCAATCATTATTGAATAGTGATAGTACTGGAAGTAAACAAGAAAAAATGTTTTATATTAAAGCAGATAACACTTTAGTATATGATGATACTTCTGTAGATTTCAATACTGTTGCTCAGGGTTTTAGAATAGTTAATATGCCAGATATTGCTAGTTATCTTAAAACACTTATTGAATTACGTGATAAATATAAAGAAGAAGGACTTGAAATTGCTAATATGAATAATTATGCATTAGGTGATATGATGGCTAGTACTGGTAAAGGTGTAATGCAAGAAGGTATTTATAGAGCTAGAATAGGTAATGTATTGGCTATTACAATGTTTCACGCTGCACTTGAAAGAGATCATTTAGCTGATTTGGAATTTAGTAAGATTGCATATCAAGATGAAAAACGTGGAAGTTATATTGATAAAACTACAGGTAAACCAATATATATTGATATTAATCTAGAACAACATAGAGAAAGTGATTATGGTGTTACTGTTGAAAATTCTAAAATAGATCAAGATAAAATAGATCAATTTAAAGCACTTGGATTTAATGCTGGACAGAATGGTGATACTGAATCTGCAGCTGCTGCTATTATGTATGATAGCATTCCTGAATTAAGACAAGCAATAAAAGAAATTAGTGAAGCTAACAGGAAGTTTGAAGAAACTATGAAAGCAAATGAAATTGCTGCACAGAAATATGTTGCTGACGCACAAACTGCTAGACAAGATAGTATTAATGAGACTGCTAAATATGTTGCTGATAAAAGAAAAGAATCTGCTGTAGAGGTTGCTAGTATAAGGTTAAATGATAATGATAATGATATTGACTCTAATATTACTAATGTTGATAATGAAGATAAAATTGCATTAGAACGTGATAAATTAGAAGCTAAAACTAATGATAGTAATATTAAAAATAGATTAAAAGAAAAACAAATAGCTAGTACTGAAAGATTAGCTAGAGAAAGATTAACTGCTACTAAAAATAAGCAAAACAGTAAAAAGTAAATTTTACACTATATACGTTGGAAAAATAAGATAGTAGTGCTAATAAAAGTAGTATTATAAGTAATTTTATAACATATAACAGATTATTAACTGATAAACATTAAACAATGGCAAATCCAAAAATTATTGATGTAGTTGGTGGTGGAGTTGGTTCTCCTCCTCCTCCTCCAGTTTTTACAGACCTTGTAATTGGTAATGATACATTTAAAATCAATGACAAAGGTGAGGCTGTAGATGAAACTGGAAAAGTAGTTAAAACTAAAGATGAACTTGAGGTTCTTAAAAAAGGTACTGGTGGTGCTGGACAAGAAACTGAAGCTCAAAAAACTGCTAGAGAAACTGCTGAAAAACTTGCAGAAAAGACTAAAGAAGTTGAAAAACAACTTATTGAAGATGCAGAAGTTGAACTTCTAGATGATAAAGGAGTTATAATAAAATACAAACTTGATAAAGATGGTAATGTAGTTGATGCAACAAATAAAGTAATTAAAACTAAGGCTGAAGTAACTGCTATTTTACTTGCTCAAGAAGAAGAATCTAGTGATGTAGATTATGTTAAAGAAATTCAAAAAACAACTAATCTTACTATTATAGATACTAACAATCAACCTATTATTTATGAAAATACTCTTCCAGGTATTACACAGTATGTACAAGATGTACATAAAGAAGGACGTAAATTAGGTGCTGAAGAATATGAAAGTAATCTATTTGGACGATTTCCTATTTTAAATGATATTATTGAACATTTAACTATTAATGGTTCTTTAAAAGATTTTACTGAAAATGTTGATTATTCTAAAATTACTCTTGGTGATGATGAATCTCAATATATTGATATATTTACAAAAGCTAAATTAGCACAAGGTTTGTCTCAGAGTGAGATAACTGATATGGTTAATTATTATAAAGCAGATAAAAAACTTAAAAGTGCTGCTGAAGCTGGATTAACATATTTAAAAACTGAACAAACAAATGCAATTACACAACGTGCTGCTGATGTAGCTAAAATAAAAGCTGATGAGGAAGCAGGACGTACTGCTTATTGGAATGAAGTTAATAAAGCACTTACATCTAAACAATTACTTGTTGGTGATAAGAAATTTATTATTCCAGAAGTAATTAAAATTAAAGATAATGAAGGTAAGATTGTTAGTAGAACAATTAAAGATTTTCAAGATTATATTCAGAAACCTTTAACTTTTAGAATTAATAATCAAAATTATACTATGACACAGCTTGAATATGATGAAGCTGTTGAAGATACTAAACGCACACCCCACAACGATCTTTTTGATGCATATAGAAGATTTACTAAATACGATGATTCACAAATTATCGCTGCAAATGCTTCTGATGCTATTGTTAAGAAGGTTATTAAGCTAACCACTAAAGCAGGTGGTGGAGGAAGCGGAGCCGCTGGAAAAGGCGGTAAACTTGTTTTACCAATTAACTAAATTAATTAAATTTTTTCTATGAGAGAATTGTATGCAACAGAGTACAACAGTAATACCTATCTCGATGAGAATTTACTGTATAAATCTGGTCTTATTGATCAGGTTACTCTAAGTAAAAACCTCACTTATCTTTGGGGTAAAGATAGTGATATGTTTCCTCTACTTACCGCTACACAAGGTCAGAATGCTTTTGTATCTATGACTCCTAAGGAACTTAATGATACTCAGTATACATGGCCTGTTATGGGTAGAACCAGATGGACTACAAAAGTAGTTGCACTGGCTGATACTGGTCTTACTTATCCAGGTCTTGGATTCACTAATTTTGATGTGATATTTGAAGATAACTGGATTCACTATCAGTATTCTGCTTATACTCCTGATCAACTTTATCAGGTACGTTTTCAGAGTGAACCTAAAAAAGAATCTGAAGGTCGTTGGAGAGTTACTGTTCAGCTTATAACAAGTGATGCAACAGCATATGTTCCACTTACTAACTTTTATGCTGGACAAGCATGGGCAATGGGTCCTACTTCTGTAGCTGGTCAGTTGTCTGATGGAACTACTTCCAATAGAATGGTTCCTGGTAAACTTACTAATCAGTTTGGATGGCAGAGATATTCTAAAGTTATCACTGGTAACGTTGCTAATAAAGTAGTCAATGTTGAATTTGATGTTGAAGGTGGTGGAAAGACTAATATGTGGCTTCCTGTTGAACTTAAACAGTGGGAAACTGAACGTAGAATGCTTGATGAAACTGATCTTTGGTTTTCAGAGTATAACAGAACTACAACTGGTATAATTACAACTATTGATCCTGAAACCGGTCTTCCTATTCCTAAAGGTGCTGGTGTAAAACAAATTATCCAGACTGCTGGTAATTATGATACTTTTTCTGTATTAACTAAAGCTAAATTTGATAGTACTGTTCGTACAGTATTTGATAATAGAGTTGATAATACTCCTATGGAAATTGTATTATATACTGGACGTGGTGGTGCAGAGATGTTTCATACTATGCTTATGGGTGAATCTGCTGAATATGTAGTAGCTGTTGGTGCTAAAGTTGTTACTGGTGATTCACATATGAAGTTTGGTGCTTATTTTAACAAGTATCAGCTTATTGATGGTAGAGTAATAACAGTTCGTCCTTGTAAGATGTTTGATCATGGCGCTCTTGCTGAACAGGATAGAGAAAATGGTAGAATGTATAATGGTTATCCATTGTTTTCTTATAATCTTGTTTTTATTGATCATAGTCTTGATGAAGGTGGAGAACGTAATGTTGTTCTAGTTGCTGAAAAAGGTAGAGAAGAAATTGCTGGTGTTTACACTGGTCTTACTAATCTTCCTGATGCATGGAAAGCTGTAGCTGGTCGTGATTCTAAATTATCTACTACTAAAGATAAAGCTTCTTATGAAGTTATGACTTCAAGAGGTATTAACTTTAAGAACGCCACTACTTCATTTTGGCTTGAAATGGCTCTATAATAAGAACTAAATCGAGTAATAATATATAAAAGATTATAACTTATAAATAAAATACTATGATTTCTAAAAGTCACACAATTGATCTCGTCAGTAGATTAAATCCTGATGTTTTTAAGTTACTCAATAAAGATATTTTTGGTACTGTTGAACAACCTCTTGGTTCTGTTCAAGGAGCAGTAAATAGAATAATATCACCTGAATATACACAATTATTGAAAAGTATTATGCCAACAGTAATATCTCTTAATCCTGATGATCCTACATGGTATAAAAGGGTTAAATATTATTGGGATAGTTTTGGTATAAAAATTCCTATAGGTGGTAAAAAACTAGAAATTGGTTTTAATTTTGATATTAATGACATTGAACGTAAAAAAGCAATAGCTGAATTAACTACTGTTGCTAAAAAAAGTGAAATTGTTATTGATTCAGATGAGAGTTTAGCTAATTATGTTCTTAAAAATATAACTGAGTTTGAAAAATATAAATATGGTACTCCAATTAATCCTGTATCATATCTTACTTGGTTGTTTTGCTTGGGACATCGTAAAGTAGCTAAACAAGCAGATGATCTTCAAAAAAGTACCAATATTGAATTTATATTAATTGATCCTAAAGATATTGAGGATACTAGAAAATCACAACATAAGATTAGTATTGAAGCTACTAAAAAATATCTAGAAATACTTACTGACAGGACTAAAGTAAAAGACATTTTATATGTCAAAGGAATTAATGCTTCTACATTAGATGATCTAGATGCTGATGCAAGACTCAAACAATTTGTTGATACTAGTCCAAAAGAATTCTTGGCAATTGTCAATGATCCTACAGTTACTATTAAAGCAAGGATTGAAAGATATTGTGTTAGTGGAATTTTGAAAAGATTACCTAATAGTTCTATTATAGTAGATTCTACTGACAATAGTATATTAATAGGTAATACAACTGATGAAGCTGTTGTTTTCTTTTCTAGTGAAGCTAGTGATAAAGTTGCTAAAACAAAAGAGTTTAAAACTCGTTATGCACAAATAACAAAACAATAATTATTAATTAACAATTAAATAAATACGTATTATGAAACAATTGATGGTGATTTCTCATGATACATATGCTTCTGGAATAACTGCCGATGGTACTAAAGATGTAGATGAAATTGCATCGTTAGCTGTTGGAGCATATGCTATTATAAATCGTGATCCTGAATCTGCAAGTGTTAATCACATTGTAAAGATTGCTGCTACAACTGAAGATGCAACTCCTGCTAAATTTCAGTTTGTTACAAATACTGCTAATGGACTTAAATATAGTCCTGTCATTACTTTAAAAAATTGTAGAGTTAAATCTCAAGCATATGTAGCTCCACAAGCTAAAGTAATGAATATTTCTTGGACTGCTGGTACTCTTGATGTTGGGCAAGTTGCTGGTTTTATAGTAACTGATACTACTAAACCTGCTCATGAGCTTACTAGAAATAGGTCATATGAACATGTAGTTGTAGATGGTGATACTGAAGCTACTATTGTAGCTGCTCTTATTGTACTAGTAAATGCAGATGTAAACAGATGTGTAAATGCTAGTGCAGGTACAGATATTGTACTTACTAGAATTACAGCTGGTAAAAACTTTGAAACTTCTAAAGTTGGCATATTTAGTGATGCTACTATTACAATTACTACACCTCATATTACTGGAACTGGTACAGCCGCTCAATTGATTGCATATGAAAAAGAATGTAATCCTGAACGTGGTGATGGTAATTATCGTATTGATGGAGATTTAATGTTTCCTGGTGTAAGTGAAGTTACTGTTGGAGAAACGTATGATCTTTATCAAATAAGTTACAGTGTTGATCCTTTGAGACCTTTTGTTACAGATACTAATCCTACACAGGAGTTAGTTGTTGCTCTTCTTGTTTCACTTAGTGATAGTGGAGATGGAAAGAGTAAAGAAGGAATGGATAATTTTGTAATTGATATTAACGTCTAATCAATAGTAAGCCCTAGTCGTAAGGCTAGGGCTTTTATTCTTTTTATTATGCCAATCAGAACTAGAGCAGAAATGCATATAGGACTGGATTTAGCACTTGAAGTGCTTGATGCTACTCCTATGAATAGATTAGATCCTCCTGTAAAAGATTATTTTCTTAATCGTACTATTTCTGAATTTGTTAAAGATGTTGTAACTAAAGCTAATAAACCTAATGAAAGTAAAGAGGTATTAAGTAGAATTCCTACACTTGCAGATAGTTTAAATAAATATAATGATATTTATACTTTAGTTACTCTTTTAGATACAACTCTTGCTTCTACTGCAATAAGTCCTTTGTTTAATATTTATTCACTACCAACAAATTTATTTAGATTTGAATGTAGTTTTTCTCATGTTAGATGGTTAAGTTCTATTACATATTCTAGTGCTACAATTCCTACTTTAGCTGCTGTTGCAGGTGCAGGTGTTACTGCTGGATTACATTATTATTTTGTTACTTTTGTTTATCCTGCTGGAGAAACAGACATTATAGATACTAATGTTACTAGTATTACTGTTGTTTCTGGAGCTAATCAACAAGTTAATTTAAGTACAATTCCCGTTGGTGTTACAGGTTGTACTGCAAGAAAGATATATCGATCTAAATTAGATGATCCTTGGTATAGTGCTAGATTATTAACAACTATTGGAGATAATGTTACTACAACTTACTCTGATAATACTGCTGATGCTGCTTTAGGAGCAGTTTATGCAGGAAATACAAATGACACAATCCTTCCGAATATTCTTTTAAATACATATGATATTACATTTTATAATACTAAACCTTTAGGATTATATTTATATCCTAATACTATTACTTGGTTTGATTTAATGGCTAGTGCTATTATTGGTAATGGTACAACTAGTACATTAAGAATTTATCATTTAAATAAATATGCTATAAATAGAACAGGCATAATCTATATTAAAAAACCAGCTATATTAACTAGTAGTCCTGGAATTGTTAATTGTGATTTACCTGAATCTGTACACGATAGAATAGTTGATGATACAGCTAAATTTATTGCTGCTGCTACAAGTAGTGGTAATTATGAACAATTATTAATGGAAGCTAAACAACAATCAAAATAATATAATATGCCTACTCTAACTAGAAATGAAATGCATATTAATATAGATTTAGCTATAAAAAAATTAGATAGTTATCCTATTACTATATTAGATCCATTAGTAAAAGATGTTTTTATAAATAGAACAATTGATGAATTTATTAATTTTACCGTTAATAAATCAAATTTTCCAGATGAAAATAAAAGGGTTCCTTTTAGGATTTTAACATATGGTGATATATTATCTAAATATAGTAGTCTTTATACATTAATTAAAATAGATGATACATTACTTCCTTTAACACCAATTGATACTAATTTTTATCAATATACTTTGCCTAGTGATTTATTTAAATATGAAGCTAGTTTTACAAATGTTCGTCCTATTGATTGTATAACATATCCTAGTGCTACAGCCTTAACTGCTACATTAGGTAGTGGAGCAGGAAATGTTGATGATGGTAAACACTACTATTTTGTCACTTTTATATATTCTACATTAGAAACGGACATTAATGGAATTAATGTAGATGATGCAACAGTCATTGCAAAAGGAGTTAATGGAAAAATTGAGCTTACTGCAATTCCTCTTGGATTAACTGGATGTACGGCTAGAAAGATATATAGAACTAAAGTTGGAGAAGCATGGTATAATGGTAGATTATTAACAACTATTAGTGATAATGTTACTACTATTTATACAGATAATGTTGCAGATGCTAATTTAGGAGCATTATATAGTGGTAATAGTAATGATACTCAACTTCCTAATTTATTATTAGATGATTATGATATTATATCATTTAATAATAATCCTTTTGGTGGTGGAAGGCAATATATTGGTACAATACTTGAAACAACTGGCTTACGATTATATCATTTAGGTAGATATGCAATTAGTAAAGTAGGTATTATTTATATTAAAAAACCTGCAATACTTTCTAGTACTATAACACAATGTGATTTACCAGAATTGGTACATACTACTATTGTGGAAAATACTATTAAATATATTATGACTACTGTAAATAATGGTAGTTTTGATCAAATAGCATCACAAGTTAAACGATAAACTAATGACAGGAGTAACTATAACATTTGTTTCAGATAGTGTGATTAATATAGCTAATGCAACTGGTGGTACAGTAGTTTTTGAAATATCTAAACTATTAACTACTGGTGTATTTGATACTGCTGATACTTTAAGTATAGCAACAGGTAGTGATTCAGATTACACTTTTACTGCTGAAGGATTATATAAAGTATGGAATCCTACTGCTGTAGAAGGTAATACAATCATTATTAATTATGATATTCTAGATGAACTTGAAGAAGATGTTAAAGAATTGCTTTTAGCTGATGATATTAGAAAAGAACTTCCTAAAGGATACGATTTTATTACTTTAGTATTGTTATCTATTGCATTTATAGGAAATAGTCCGTATCAAAATGCATTATATGTTGCTGGTAGTTTAACTGCATATACTACTATTGCTACAGCTATTGATAGATGTTCTAAATATTTTGATAGACAAGAAAATACTCCACAGAGTACTAATAAAATATGGGAATGACAATAACATTTAATCCTAATATATTATCTTTATATCAAACTTTTTATACTGCTAAAACTGTAGATTTAACTGAATCTCTAGCATGGTTAATTGCTAATGAAAAGAGTTTTGGTAGTAGTGAAGAACAAGGTAATTTAATAATACATCTTGCTCATTTTTATTTTGAAGTTATTGAGTTATTAGAACAAACTATTGATGTTGATTGGACATATCTTGATTGGCTTACTCAAGATGAATATAATGCAATAATGTATAAACGTGAAGTATTAGAATATTAATATGGCTACATTAAAAACATTAGCTTATCAAGTTGCATCTAGTTTTGATAGAGATACAGATTTTCTGTTTATAGAAAGAATTAAAGATCTTATTATTCAAACTAGAAATCAATTTGTTCATAGAGAAACTGATAAATATGGTATTAATGATAGATATATTCAACCATATAATGCTGAATTAGAGTTAGTTAATGCTTCTGTTGATAGTACTATAACTTCAAAATATACTCTTTTAAGAACCACAAATAAAATTCCTGCTCCTATTAGATTTAATAGTGATGTTCCTTTTGTATTTGTAGGTAGTCTTGATAGAATGATAGGGTTTCGTAACATTAAACCCTATATTATGAAGTATGGTAGAAGTTTAAGACTTATTGGTAATGCTATTTGTTATTTTTATACAAATAAATATATTTATATTTGGAATAGTACTAAATTAGAACGAGTTTTAATTGAAGCTATTTATGAACAATTAGATGTCACACAAGATAGCACAGATCCTACTGGTTTATGTTATAAAGATGATATGGAATTTCCTCTTGCTGGTGATATGTTAAATGATGTTATTAAAGAAGTTATTAATATAATTCGTACTACTCAAGATGCTCAACCTAAAAATCCAATAACAACTAGAGATATTCAATAATGTTAGAAACTAGAGATTTATATAGAGATTATATTGAAGCTGTTCAAATTAAAATTAACGCTGTAACTGTTAAAATAGGACAGTATTATGGTAGTCAAGAATATATTAAACAATGTATTATTAATAATCGTGCAGAATTTGAAAAAATAGATGTTAATATTGACAATCTTTTTAAGAATCCATATATTGCCGATCTCAAAATAAAAGAACTTGTTGCTAATGGACAACTTACACGGGTTGCTCATTATGTTAAATCATATGTTAATTCAATTCGTTATCTTACTCTTCATAAATTACTTTATGAACGACTTGTTAAATCAATAATGCCTTATGAAGTATATCTTAAAATATTAGGATATAGTGATATTGAAATAGCTAAACATATACTTAAAGGTGGATATTATACATTTGGTAATGCTGGTAAATTATATATTCGTGAAAAAGAACGCACATTTCTTTTTAATGGGAGGCTTGTTAAATTACCTGTTGATTGGGGAACAAGTAATAAATATAAAGCGAAATTAATAGAAGAAGGTAAAATTCCATATGATCAAACTACTGCACCTAATGGTATTAAATGGCATGTATATCATAATAGTGATTATGCTTATTGGTTTTGGTGGGAAGCAGGAGCTATACAAAATAGAGGATTTTTTAAATTTATTCCTAGTAAATTTTGTAGAAGAGGTAATAGAAAAAATATTCTTTTTAATTCATTTGATGAAATATTGAATTCTACTGAAATAGGTAATGTTAATAAAATGTTAGAATTAATGAAGTTTAATTCTTTGCAATTTTTAAATTATAGAAGACCTGAAAAAGAAACTAAAGCACACGAAGTTGTGTGTATTAATAATTAAAATAAAATTAATATATGAACTATTTTAATGACAACAAAACTACTACTAATTGTTATATAGGTAAACCGACGAATGGTAATTTTATTACTACTCGTAGTGGAGCTACCACTATAACATTAAGTGGATTACCTGTTGGATTGCTTTCTATTACTGATAAAGATATAGAGGCAATTAGACAGATGGATAATGCTGGTCATGTTATTAAAGTTTTTAATAGAATTAATAACAAGATAACGGTTGCTACTAATGTAATAACTGTAGAAGGTGCTTCATTTGCTGTTACAGATGTACTAGTTGTTTATACTAATATTCCAGCAACTGCTGCTGATGTAGATGTTACTACAAGTTCTATTACATCAGATTGTTATATTGGAAAAACATCTGGAACAAATGGTGGAGATTTCCTTGTTACTTATACTGCTGCAACACAAGTTACATTAAGTGCTTTTCCTGGAGCAATTACTGCTATATATAACGGTGATATAGAAAGTATTAGACAAATTGATACTTCTGGTGCTGTAGTAGCAGAATATCATAGAAATGATACAACAATGTCAATGAGTGGTGCTGTATTAACTGTAACTGGCGCTGCTTTTGTAAATACTGATACTATTATAATATTTACTAATATTCCTAGACCTGCATCTAGTGGTGCAGGTGGTGCTGGTGGTGGTAGTATTGTATATACTAATATGTCTGGTGACTTCGTGGCTACTATTACCAATGGCACTACAAATATTACTATTACTGGTTTACCATTTACATTGGAAGCCGGTCATGTAGTATTAGGCAGTATTAAAAAGAAAGTAGTTACTACTAATGTTATTACTACACTTTTGCCAAGTACAGTAAGTGTATCTGGTGGAGTTATTACTCTAGGTGGTGTAACTAATTTTGCTACAGGAGATGAAGTCTATATTTCTCTTATAGGTCCTGATAAAGCGTATGATATATCGTTAGATAGTCAGCAAGTCGTTGTTCAGAATCCTGATTATGGTCATTATACAGGAGTAGAAACACTAATTTCAGAAACAAACTTGCTTGGCTACAAAGCGACAGGAGATGCTGGAGGTGATACAGATGATATAGTTGATGCTGATGGAGCATTTGCTATATCTACTCATGCAGTTGGTTACACAGCTTGGCAGACAGCCGATAATCAGTCAGCTTTAATTACAGCAGTTGATCTCGCTACGAATATTTCAACAGCTACTCTTTCTGGGTCTGCAACATGGCAGTCTAAAGCTTATTCTTTGCCTGCAGTCAGGCGTTATGAGATTCCAATGGAAGGTTATAATTTCTTGACACTTCACTATAGGCTTTCTCCAACAACTAATTGTAATTCTTATCTTAAGATTTATGGAACTCTTGATGCTTCTGCTACTCCTGATGCAGACACAAACTGGGTTGATATGTCTCTTGAGATATTTGGAAATTCGGCCGGTATTGCAACAGCCGTAGGAGTTGTTTCAGAAGGCATAATAACTATTGACACACCGACAACAATGCTTAAATATATGCTGAAGCTTGTTCAGGAAAGTAGCGTTGCGACAGCTGCAACAAACACATACACAGTATTCATCAAAAAATCTTCATAGTCATGGCAGGATTTTATTGTTTTACACAACCGACTCCAGTAGTGGAACCAACTATAAAGGAGAAAATAGCAACTCTTTCTTCACAGCAGAAGACAGACATACTTAACCATTTTATAATGGCTAAGCCGGCAGCCCATGTTGCAACAGAATTGAAGCTTCCATTGGAGTTCGTTAATTACTTATTTGAATTAATAGATAATATGCAGGCTACAGCGAGAGCTTATATGCGAGGTGAAGTTGTTATAACTCCTGCGGTTCTTGATGGGGATGGCAACATAACAACTCCTGCAGTAATGAATACTCCTCCGGCTACACAGACAGCTCTTGGGACAACTATTGCTCCATTATTTGATGATTTCACAGCTGGCCAGGTTACAGCTATAGTAAGTGCTATGATGAAATGGTCAAAGTTTGATGGGACAGGTACTTTTGCTTTTTATAAATCACAAATAATACTATAAGTCATGGGTTGGTTTACACAAACAATAGAGTCCGCTATTCAGACAGTTGTAAACACAATTAGTGGGCATACGCTTAAGATTGATGGTGCTGCAGTTAGTGGTTTAGCTGGTGTGGCCGATTCTTTAGCATATAAGGTTCATGAGATTGAAAAGCATTTTCATAGTGCTGAAGAAGTCTATGGATTAAGTGCTGCAAATGGCGTCTTAACTAGGAAAGCAACGACTCCAATAATAACTCCTTGTGGTAGTGGTGCTTGGGGAAATGAGCAGTATCTTGGAGGTGCATTTCCAGAAGGAGGAAGCAACTTAAAAGTTGACTTGAATAAACTTTATGTTACTGCAGTAGGCACAGCTAACAGAGTAAGTATTCTTGAATTTTATACAGGTGACATTGGAACTCAGGTTACATCTGTGACATTAACAGATGCTGGAGATTTATTCACAAAAGTAGGTCATGGACTTACAGATGGTATGCGTATCGTTCTGAATACTATAGCTACAACAACAGGCGTCAATGCTTACACAGTTTACTACGTTGTCGGCGTATCTGGCAATAATTTCCAAGTATCGTTAACAAGTGGAGGCTCTGCAGTAACACTTGGAGGGGGAAATGGAACTTGTAATTTCCATCCGATCACAAATCCAACACTTCTTACAGAAACAGTAGTTTCAAAAGCTGCAGTAACAAGCGATAATATTTGTATTCCTATAAACTGCCCACGTTTTGCTGTCACAAAAGCTATGTGGACAAGAGGCTGGGCAGCTGCAGGAACAAACGATGTTAGTTATTTCATTTCAGCACATAAATATGTAGCTTAATGCGTCGAGAATCCACATATAGTCTTGACCGTAAGTGTGTTTTTAGAGAGACCTTCAACGACGAGGCATCTGTAAGAAGCAAAGGTTTTACATTGGGTACTCAATCTACCATTGTCGATGGTAGCGCTATATTCAACGGCACAATTAATAGTAGAATTCAGATACCAGATTATTTAAATTATTCTTTCTATAAAACAACTTTTTCTCTTAGATTTAAGGTTAAGTTTAATACGCTTATTCATGGCTCAGGAGTAATAGGTTCTGGAAATTGGAATTTGGCAATTATGCCAGATCAACTTGCAGATTTAAATTGGGCTATTGCTTTTAATTCTTTTAACATTTATTCTACAACTCCTATAGTAGTTGGTGTTTGGCACGACGTAGTTTGGACAAAATCTGCTTCAACAATTACATTATATGTTGACAACGTTTTAATTGCCTCTATTTCAACAGGTCTTAAGCTTACTTCAAAGAATACAGTTTACTTAGGCAATGTTGGAGGTTCTAATACATTGAATGGTTCAATTTCTTTATTCGAAATTTATAAAGATGCTCTTACAGTTGAAGAAGTCTCAAATATATTTAATAACTCTATGTATAGAGATGTTCAATTAGATAAAGAAGAGCAGCTAGGTCCTGAGTTAGTTGTTAATGGAGGGTTCGATAGCGAGGCTACTTGGGAAAAGCAAGCAAGCTGGACCATATTAAACGGTAGGGCGTATTATGATGATGTAAATAATCTTCAATATATACGACAAAATACAATGACTTGGAAGGTATCTACTAGATATCGAATAAGTTTTGATATTATATCCGAAACAAATACCTTTTTTTATTTTTTAAATTATGTTGGTGGCACTCCTATAATAGTAGGAGCATTATACACAACAGGTTCTTATTCGTTCTTAGTTGATACACCAGCTTCTTTTACAGGGGGAACAAATGGACTGTCTATATATGGACAAACGGCAAGTTCTACGCCAGGATACATCGACAATGTGTCAATCAAAGAAGTCTTAGTTAATCGTACACGTTCTATCCTTGATGTTTGTGCATGTTCTGGAGTAATAAAAAACAAATTTAGTGGCGAACAATATATTAACTACGAAGTTTTACAAGGGCTTGGGCTATTTTCGGCAGACAGCGGCTGGACTAAAGGAGCTGGGTGGACAATATCGAATGGAAAAATACATGCTACGGGTCAAGCCTCTAGCTCTTATACAACAGCAGGTACAACAATAATAGGAAGAACATATAAGGTAACATACACAATTAGTAATTATGTATCAGGAATAGCAAAAATAGCTTGTGGCGGAACAGGGGCTGGAGCAGAAAGAACAGCTAATGGTACTTATACCGAAACTATTGTTGCAGCAGGAACTAACTATTTTTATTGTGGCGGAACAAGTCCTTATTGTGACTTCAGCGATATAAGAATATACGAAATTATTCCTTTAGTAGTTAATACTGCAACATCTTTAGTAAAAGACGGAGACATTATTGCTATGTTGTTTAATGGTCTTACATCTAAGATAGATTGTGGAGCTTACGATAATTTAATAGGAGATAAAACATTTTGTTATTGGAGCAAATTTTATCCAGATGCATCTACAGGAAATGACTTTATCGTATTTAGGAATGGTCAACTGCAAATTGATGAAAATAAATCTGCTTCTTGTTGGTTAACATCAAATAATTCAACATATGCTCAAAGTGCTGCAGTTCTTCTTCCAAGAGCTAAATGGAAATTAATGGTTATTTCTAGAACTTCAACAGGAGTTACTAATTTTTATATAGATGGAGTTTTGTCTGGTACAGCCAATCAATCTAGTGGTACTCCTGTGGCTGGAACCACTAACATAGGAATTGGTAGACGAGGAGATGCAAATAGTACATTCTTTAATGGCCTAATAGACAAAGTTCGTATCATTGATGGTATCCTTTCAGTAAATGAGATTAGTGAAATATTCTCTTCGGAGAGAACTAAATATGGAGTGTAATGGCTAAGATATTTGATGTTGATTTTAGGACTGGTAGTTTGGTTGAGAAAGTATCTGGTGTAATTGGCACTAATACTAATGGTATTGCTACTTTTAATAAAAAGGAAAATGGGTTAGCGATTTATATTCCAACAGTTGCTTCCGATTCCAACATTGTTTATCCAGAATTAAATTTAGGTACAATTCATACCATTATTATTAATGTTAAAAAAGACTCTAAAACTAAAGGTGTTAGTACTCATTATGGTATATTAGGTGTTGTAGGTTCGGCAGATTATTTATCATTCAGAGGATGGGGTTCTATTTATTATACAATTAATACAGAAGCAAAATTTAAAACCTATTCTTTTGACAATAATTGGCATCAATTAATAATTGTTAGAAATGGTTTAAATGTTGAAACTTTTATTGATCAAATTAGTTTAGGTTCAAATACTTATGTAACGAATAATGATTTTTCATTTTCAACACTAGGTGCTATGGCTCCAACAGAGGCAGGATGTGCTGGATTTATATCTAGAATTACTTGCTATAACCATATACTAACAGAACAAGAACGTTCACAAGCATACAAAGACTTTCTCAACTCTTATCCTATAGAAGATTGTAAGACTCCAGACTATCAGGCAATGAAACCTACTGATTTGAGTATGGAGAAGGAGAATGTATATACCAATATTGTTGATGCTGGAAAAGGTGCTTTTATTAGTGATACAGAAAGTTGGACAGTTTATGGTAATAATACAATAGAAAGAGTTACAGATGCTGATGCATTAAATGGTTATGCTTTAAAGGTAACATTTGTTGATAATACTTTAGGTGCTTATACTTTATTTCGAGATTCTTATGATTTAGATCGTGATCTAACTATTGGTAAAAAGTATAGAGTAAGCATTAGAGCAAAATTAAATTCAGGCAATCCAAGTTTACTTGTATATTTAACAAATACAACCACTTTAACACTAACTACTTCTTATCAATGGTTTAATATTACAGAAGCTGCAGCTAGTACAACTGGGTGTTATATTAAAGGTAATAACATGTCTGCAGGTGAAGTTATATATATTGATCAGTGGGTCATTGAAGAAGTATCTGGTCTTGTAGCCGCATATAATTTTATTCCTAATGGTAATACATTGGTTGATATTAGTGGGAATGGTAAGAATGGAACATTAGTTGGTAGTGTTGTTTCATGTAAAGAAGGATTACAAACTAAAGGAGATATTGGTTCAACTATTTCTGTAGCATCTGGTATTGGTGATTTATTTAAACCATCTACAGTTCTTCATAGATTTAAATTCACAGGTACAACAGCAACAGGATATCTACATCAAATAACTTCTTCGGGATATTGTAATGTTGCTGCATCTAATATCATTAGATTTAGGTCATCTGGTGGATCATCTACTGTAGACACCACTTTAGATGTATCATTACCTCTTAACAGATTTGTCAATTTGGCTTTTGTTAGTGATGGAACAAGAATATATTTTTATGTTGATGGAGTATTGCAAACTAATAGTTGTTTATTAGCATCTTTGCCTGCTGGTAACCTTACTATAATTGGTTTCTTTACTCGTGGGGGTACTACTTATACAAGTACACCAAATATTTCTGAGGATTTTAAAGCATACAATAGAACTCTAACTGCACAAGAAATTAAGAACTGGCATAACTCTTTTGCTAAACGTATTACACTTCAAGAATCGTTTAAAGATGAAGGTGCTGATGGTGTTAGTAAGGTTCCGAGTGGATGGACACGTCAGTCTGGTTCATTTAAGATTGGTGAACATCAAACATCATTAGGAAATAAATTAACAAATGGTAATTTTTCTACAGGAGATACTACTGGCTGGAGTGTTTCTGATTGTACTGCAGCGTATTTATCTTCTTTTGAAGGTGTTAATAATGTATGTAAATGCACAGTAACTGGTGCATCCACAATATATATATATCAAACAGATAAAATGACTGTAGGAAAGAGAT